TTTTATGTGGAACTTCATGGTGGAATTTGTCCATGGCCTTGGCGCCTGCTTTGCTTGAGCCATCGCCAAAAGACGCTACAGTATCCGCATCCATGACATAGTCGCCTTCGTGGAGCATCGCAGGGATATCGTCGCTCTGACCTGTTCCTCGACCGTCAGCATAGTATCCTGTCAATCCTGTAATGAATTCAGGATTATGCCCCTCAGGGAGCGCTTTCTTGTACTTGTGAGGCAATCCCCCTTGCGCAAGCAACGGAGAGCTTACAGCGTCCTTCCTGATGCCTTGCTTGAGGTGCTTCAAAGGGCTTAGCCTTGACTCGTATTGAACAACAGGCGCAGATGCCAATGAGGTTGGGGTCAAAGGCATAAAACTTGGCTTTTCAAATTGCTTTTTAAACATGGCGTTTGCCTCTTCCAAGGGACTTCCACCCTCAGCCAATCCCAAGAAAGACTGCGCCCTTTCAGGTTCGGCTTGTTTAGCTGATGCCAACAACTTCTCGTCCTCAGTCTGAGATTTAGCTTTTTCTTCTTTTGGTGGCTCAGGAGGAATAATACCCGCTTGTTGAAGAACCTTAGCCAAATTAGGATCAAGAGAATCATACAGTTGACGCAACTCAGCCAAACGATGTTTCTCGTTGTACATAGGCGCTCCTCCCAACATAGTCGCTACCATGGGTAAGAAACTTTCCTTGGAAGAACTTCCAACTGAAGGTGCAATTGCTTGCGTCAAAGTTGTTGGTGTAGGTGTTGTTGTAATTTTTGGTGTAGTAACAGTGGTTACAGGAGGCGTAACAGTCGTGGTAGGAGGTACAACGGTGGTAGGAGGTGTTACAACAGGAGGCGTCACCACAGGTGGTTTTATTATTACAGGCGGCGTTACAATATTTGATGGGCCACCACCTCCACCGATAGGGCCTGTTGGCGACAATGGGCCTGATGGGCCTGTAGGATTTGTAACAGGAGCAACAACCTGTCCTCCCAAAGGAGATGCTGTAACATTTATGGTTCCAATGTTTGGAATATTAGTTGAAGGTGCGCTACTTGGATTATTAAATGCAACAAGTGGAGATTGTGCATTTGGATTAACTACAGCGTTTGGATTAACAACAGCATTAGGATTTACATTCGCAACATTTACATTTGCAACTTGTGAAGATGGAACACCAGTTAAAGGTGAGCCTTGACCAACGGTTAAGGGAACTAATCCGCTATTGGCATCTGTAGAAACAGATCGTGTTAATGGGCTTGTGCCACCACCAACTACAGGCGCAGTACCTCCACCGCCACCCTGATTTCCTTGTTCTCCTCCTGTGATGCCAGGAATTGAGTAAGGTTCTATTTTTGTATTGGGTAAGTTTTTTGCATTTACAGTGTCGCCATATTGAAGTTCATTGGGTGTATTTATGTGATAAATATTTCCGTCTGAGCCTTTAACATAATAAGAATATCGATAATTTATTTGACCATTGTCACCAAGAATACCAACTTGAACTGAGGGTCTACCTAATGGGTCTCCAATAACAGTAAATTCAGATGGTAAAGGTGTTGTAGTTCCACTTGATGCGCTTGCAGTAATCTGTGCAAGCCTGTCTGCTTCTTCAGCGCTCATACCATTAGCTATTAATTTCTGATAGGCGTTGTTGTATGCATCAGATTTAGTGAATGGTGTGCCTAAAGGATTTTGATCGGTTGCAAGCCCTGCCGTTGTAGTTACAGTATTGCCATACCCAGGTTGAAGGACATTGTTATTTCCAATATTTGCTGATGCAAGGTTTGCTTGAGCTAAAAAAGAATCAGGATTTATATTTAAATCTTGTGCAAAGTTAGTAATATCAGAAGTTACATCCTTACCATTGCTTGCATCACTAATAATTCTATTAGCTGCAGAACTAACTTTTGGGTTACTGCTTTTTGTATAGTCCATTATGGCATTGATCACGCCAGTTGTATTGCCTTTACTTGCGTAGTAAAGTGCTGTTGCAATTTTTGAAGCGTTTGACATACTAGGATCAACAGGTATGTCTAACGCATTTAAAATAGGGTTAACAAGTCCTAATGGATTTTTACTTTCAACTGCACTTGCAGCGCTTAATCCACTTTTTACATTATTAAGAGTTGACGCAGAAATATCACCAGTTGATCCGCCTAAACCAGTGTATGCGTTTAGTGCGTTTAATATAGTTCCTGTATTAACATGCCCTGTTTGCGCAGCGTTTAAAACATTAGATGCAGCAAGATAAGGGGTTAACCATGGGGCAGCAATTGCAACCGCAGGCGCAGCAATAGAAGATAGCGCTGCAACTCCCTGTGGCAATCCTTGCACAGCATCAATAAATCCTCCAAAAAACCCACCATTGCTTGGGTGAGATGCGTTGTATTGACCGCCAGTAAAATCCACATACTCTGGCTGTTGATCATCCCCCATCTGCCCACTTGGAATCATAATGTGACCTGTGTAGCTATTTACATAAGTCCCTGCCGGGTATGTTTGCCCACCAATAGTTACATTATTGCTTGTTGAACCAGATGCAGATTGCGCATTTTGTTGCAATAAAGCAGTCATACTTGGTAAAGCGCCTAAAGCAGCATTTACTGCGGAAGGGTCAGCATTAAACTGCTGTTCAGCCAAAGCTACATTTGCACCAGGATTAGCTTTAAAGTAATCTTGAATCTGCTGTGGCGCATAAAAAGTATACCCTGAAGACAAAGGCGCCACAGGTGTAGAAGTCTGCGCATTAGCATTGCCTGCATTAGTCACATTAGCAGTTGTAAGCGCTCCAGCATTAATAGCTTGCGCCCAGGGAGTATTCTGCGGCGTAGGAGGCACAGGTGGAGCTGCTGGAGTAGGCGGTTCTGCTGGTGTAAACATGTTATTGTCCTAAATTCATAATGCCACACATGGCTCTTGCCCAATCTCGCCAATCATCAAACGCTCTAGCGTCAGGAACTCCTGACTGAACAAAATATCCAATACCATTAATCCCATCTACCCAATCCATCCAATTCTCTTCAGGAACTGTCCCTAAATCATTGGATGCAAACAACTCAGCCATCAATCTAACGTACTCGTCCCATTCCATGTCTTCAGGAATGTACGTTATCATGGGTTTCCTGTACTACGTACATCGCCTGTATCAAGGCTCAATATGACCTTACCCATGTAGTAATTTCCATTTGCGATGTTTGATCCAAAGCGCATACGCATCTCACGCCTTTGCTCTCTCATGTCTACTTTCAAGGTATCAGGATCATAATAATATCGATCTGACGGATCATCTATATCATCCGCATAACCCTTACCTGTAACCACTAAATACATTTCCTCTGACTGCACAAAGTCAGGTTCAACGCGCTCACAGCGAGTCCACAGATTGTCACCTGCTTGTTGATAAGAACCCACTAGACCTGCTTGTTGTCCAAGAACGTTAGTCTCAAAGTATGAGTCAATGGCGTCTACAAAGTTTGTAGAAATTTGGTTTACGCCTGTTTCGTGTTGCCACAATGTATATCCTGTGGTCGAATTTGCTTCCCATCCACCCCAAATTGGTTGGCGAAAAACCTCCGAGAATGTGCCTGCGGAGCGATAAGAACCAGGCGCTGAGCCTGTGTCATACCACGTCTTTTCTCTAACGTTATAGATCACCGCATCTGAGCATTCCGTGTTGTCTCCTCTTGGGTAAAAGAACCATATCTCACCCCAACGAGGCACCTTGGTTACCCATACCTTTTGACGTTGTGCGTAGTTCAATCCATCAAAGAACCAATTCATGTTTTGAGAATTGGGTACTTCTTGAACCGTTCCGTTGTACATCAAGAAACGATCCACGCCTGCCCAATAGAAAATACCGTCATACTCAATTACGCACTGAGATGACATGATCGAGCTTTGGCTCGTGATCAAGTCGTACTTCCAATAGAAGTTCACACCGTTCACCGTGCTAGGTGCATAGGTCACACGAACCACTGAATCTAACGTCCAAAACAACCCTGCAGGCGATGTTGTCCCACCCCTAAGGGGTAAGCCTTTAACTACTTTACCTGTGGATACAGACGTCTCATTGGAGTCAGCAGAAGTCCAATCGTTGAAGTTCCCTGCTGAGCAATTCTTGATCAATCCATAATTACCATACACAAACAAGTATGGGTGAAGCATTACAACTCCACCTGAGACGGATATATTGTTGTCAAAAGTTAATGTAGGTGTTCCATTTGCTGTAGCGTTAGCGCTCAATACAACCGTCCAAACACTTGCGACTAATGAAGATGAAACAATCTTGGCGCCAACTGGTATTCCTGTGCCTGACACCGATACACCTGCTCCCATCGCTACATTTGTACTAGCAAATGTTACATTAGGTGAACCACTAGTCGTTGTACCAACTGCGGTAAAGACACCTACAGGAGCGAGCGTGGTGGCAGGGAACGGGCCATACAAAGGGCGAGTGTTCACCGTGCTATCAATTGCTAAAAGGTTTTGACCTGGGTGGGCGATCAAGTTATTAACTCCACCACCTGAAGAATCATAACCAATGTCAAACTGCCAAAGATTACTAGTGTTTGATGTAAAACCTGTCATGGTGTAGTCAATTGGCCCAAAGCCCACACCGTCATCATTATCAGTTGACCATTGCTGTAACTTGGCGCTTGTTCCTGAAATAACATAATTGAGTCCATTGGTTGAACTCATGGTCATTCCACGAGATATGTTGTCACCATTTAAGAAAATGGCTCTATACCCACCCATTTTTCTAGGTAGGGCATTTTGAAAACGACACCATTTTCCATCTACATATGTTGGAGAGGCAAACTGTGTTCCATCGCGTTGGATACCAGGTTTAACTTGAAGGGTGACAACTTTTGCTGTCATTAGAAAGTTCCCCCTGTAACCCCTACTGTTAAACGCAATCCGAGTGAAGATATTGTCCCCGCGCTTACCCCACCAATAGCAAATCCAAGTTGACCTGAAGTCTGTAAAAACAAACCAGTGGTGGTATCGCCAATGAAATTTAATGAAGGCGCAGAGGCGGAACCATTCGGTATGGTCAAGTTTGTAGTTCCACCACTCACTGACGCTTGTGTGTTGTAAACATTTGTACCATCACAGATAACAAGGAAAGTTTGACCTTGAGTAACTACAACCGAAGACGCTCCTACAGAAGTTGTCTTGAACGTTAGCGTAAACGAACCTGTTGTTTTATTCTGTAAAGAATAAAGTTGCACTGTAGGTGGCAAAATCACTATGCAATTTGATGTCAAAGTGCCTGAGTATTCTTGAATACTACTTGTTGCCTCAGCCGATGTTAAGGTAACCGTTCCACCTGTTACAGTCTTGCTCAAAATGGTATAGAAAAACTGCGCTGATTGCCCATAAGCAAAAGTATTGAAGCCTGTTACACCATTGCTTACAACAACAAACGATTCATTGATTTGGAGTTGTGTACTCGATAAACCATCAATTGTGTCTGAACCTGAAGGCGTGACAGTCAATATACCTGTTCCACCGTTCTTGATCATGACAAACCAATTGTTGCCAAGTGTTGCTGAGGATGGAATTGTTAAAGTACCTGCACCGCTAGACCATACATAAAAAGACGCTCTATCAGCAGCCAAGAACGTATAGTTTGAATACACTTTTGTCAATTGATAAGATTGATTCAAAGTGCTATTGATAGCTGTAAGACCGTACCCTGCAAGGGTTGCAGCGTCTGCGGAGGATGTACCTGCACCAAAGGTCACCATAGCCCATGTGCCTGGTGTTGTGGCGTTGCTAGTTATGTAGATGTATTGAGCAATACCAACATTGACTGTAGCAATTGCGCTTAAATCAGATTTGACAACATAGAAGATTTTTGTACCAACGTTCCTGATCAGTACGCTTTGACCACTTGAGACTTGAGATGCAGGGGGCATGATCAATTGCAAGTTGTTTGCTGATGCATTTACCTCAATAATGTTGGCAACAACATTGGCAACGTTACCATTGATAGGCCATTCAAGGGTTGTATCTGTACTGATGGATAGATATTCATATCCAACTTGCGATGGATTGATTGTCTGTCCTGTATAGGGATTAATGTATGAGGTCATTTTATGAGTCCACAGCAACTGCTTGACGATCACCGACGCGACTAATGTCTTCAGCTTTTAGCGAGGTTATAGCTGCGTCGAACTTCTGTTGAAAGATCACTCGATTATCGTTCTTTAAGAACGTCATCGCTTGCAACAGTGTGCCATAAAGCATGGCGTTGGGTGCATATTGGGTACACCAATTCGTTTGATTTGTTGAGCTTAGAGGCGCTATACGCTCATAGAACAGCACCTCAAATGAATATGCTACATCTGGAGTTGGCGCCAAGTACCAATGTTCATAATCGGTATCTGCATAGTAAAGAGGCGTACCTTTAACCGTTGGATCAGGCGCGTAATTTTTCAAATACTCATATTTGCGCAACAATATGGGTTGCATTTTTGAACCGTTGTTGACTGACATAGAGACGGTTTTTCGCCACCTTGCTGGCTTTGCCAACGAAGGATTTCCTATCTCCATAGTGGAGTTAGCTACAGATAATTGACCTAAAGTCTTGATATTTTCCGCAATTTCAAACTCACACATTGTGATGAAAGTGGGAATTTGCGCCACCACGGCAGCGTCTTTTCTTTCCAAATATTGAAGTACCGTACTTGTCAGTGAATCATACGTCAAGACAAAGGATGGTGTTGTCATAATAATCCTTCAGGGTTTACCGATTGTCCCATTATGTGGTCAAAACAGCAAGTCATTAGGAATAGATTCTTGTACCCATTTTATCAATGATAAGCGCTTGCCGTCTAGGTTTATCGTCTGGGTGGTTTGGCACTGAGATATGCGTCCAGCGGTCAAACTCACGAATGACTTGGTCATACTCCAAACCAGAGGCTATAACCAGTTTAACGACCTCATCAGGAGTAAGACTAGGCACACGAAAATCGCAAGCATTCCCAGTACGATGCTGGCTGGAATCTTTGCTGCCCACAGCGTCATTGACTTGCTTGCATCTGAACGCAGAATTAACCATGATCGGCTTGCCGCCAAGAACAGTTTTAACCTGCTCCAGAAAGACTGCAAGACGCATAAGATTTGCTTTTTCAAGTTCGTTAGGTTCATTTAAAAACTCCCTATGATCGGTGTGTGTAAGTTCTTCAAGTGTGAAGTGAGTTGTTAGTATGGTCATTTTGTTGGACTCGATTGATGGAGCATCGTATCTTTGGCTTGTGAGCCTGAAGACGATCCAAAATAGAATGACAAGACAAGCATTAATGCACCGTCCAGCGTACCCAGTACACGGGCAATTAGTTCCCGCATGGTCGGCTCAATCACATGGGTCAAGAGGAAGAACTGCACTGCCGCCCAAGCCAACACGATCATAACGGACAAGGCAGGGGGTATAAAGCTACCTGTGGTCATCTGCATCTGACGGGCGCTTGCACGGTCTGCTACTGCCAACTTCTCAAAGTCAAGACC